TTAAAATTATTAAAATCAGTAGTTATTGAAATAGGAGGCCAGCAAATAGATAAACATTATTCCGATTGGTTATATATCTGGAATGAATTATCGCTACCTACTGGAAAACGCGGTGGATATGATAATATGGTTGGTGCTGATGGTGCTGATGCCTCTGGAAAAACATTATACATACCTCTTGAGTTTTGGTTCTGTAGAAATGTAGGTTTAGCCCTTCCATTAATCGCTCTACAATATCACGAAGTCAAAGTTAAAATTGAATTTGAAACAAAAATGAATTGTGTATGTAAAACCACAGGCGAAAAAGTTACCACCGCAGATTTAACTCCTTATAGTGATATTACAAATGTTTCATTATGGGTTGATTATATCTTCCTTGATACCGATGAGCGCAGACGTTTCGCACAATTATCTCATGAGTATTTAATAGAACAATTACAATTCACCGGGACTGAATCTTTAAATGCTGGGTCAAATCGTGTTAAATTAAATTTCAATCATCCTTGTAAGGAATTAATATGGGTAGCTAAATTGGATAATCGCACTAAAAATAATTCTCGCTGGTACGATTATACTAATAATGATGTTAAAGATAGCAACGCTTATATATTAAATGATGCTTCTACCAATCCATTTAAAGATGCTATATTACAATTAAATGGAAATGATAGATTTGCTTTAAGAAAAGGTAGCTATTTCAACTATGTTCAACCATATCAACATCACTCTAATATTTCTAAAAATCACGGAATTAACGTTTATTCATTTGCTCTCAAACCCGAAGATCATCAACCAAGCGGTACTCTTAATATGTCCCGTATTGATACCGCAACTTTAATGGTAACAGCGACAGATGAATTATATACAGGTGATAATTTCCCACTTAGCGCCACAACCTCAACAAATACCGCAAAATATAGCGGCATCAATATTTATGCCGTAAATTACAACGTATTACGTATATTATCCGGTATGGGTGGTCTCGCTTATTCCAATTAAATCCTTTGAATTATTTTTTTATTACTTTATAATATTAGTTTGTGTATTATTATACATCTTTTTTTTTTCTCCTCTAATAGTATAAAGAATATAGCGTAAATGGGTGGTGGTCTTCTTCAACTAGTAGCTTATGGTGCTCAGGATGTTTATTTAACTGGTAATCCTCAAATTACCTTTTTCAAAGTTGTATATCGTCGTCATACTAACTTCGCTATTGAAGCTATTCAACAAACTCCAACCGGAAGTAATTCATTGGGATCTCGCGCAAGTTTTCAAATTACCCGCAATGGTGATTTAATCCATAGAATTTATTTTAATGGAAGAATAAAAAATACTAATACTGCTGCTACTGCCAATGCTGTAGCGCTTGTTCCCAATTTTGGTCAAAAACTTTTAAAGAATGTTGAGTTAGAAATTGGCGGTCAACGTATAGATAAACATTATTCCGAATGGCTATACATATGGAATGAATTATCTTTACCTGTTGGAAAGCGTGCTGGATACAATACTATGGTTGGCGCAAATAGTGAGAATTTATGTACCAAGTTATTAAAAGATGAAGAATATGAATTATACGTACCTCTTGAATTCTGGTTTTGCCGCAATGTCGGTTTAGCACTCCCATTAATTGCTCTTCAATATCATGAAGTTAAAATTAATATCGAATATGAAACTCAAGATAATTTAGTAGATATTAATGATTTTAATTTATGCTACGATGAAGACGCTAAAACAACCGGTGAAAAATGCACAAATGGTAATAAAGTATATGGATCAACTACTGCGGCAACAACTCCAGCATTCGCCGTTAATAGCAATATAGCATTATTAGATGCTACTTTATGGGTTGATTATATCTTCCTTGATACTGATGAGCGCAGACGTTTCGCACAATTATCCCACGAATATTTAATAGAACAATTACAATTCACTGGTTCCGATACTATTAATAAATCAAGCTCCCCTGATAATATGAAGAGCATCCGCATGAACTTCAATCATCCTTGTAAAGAGCTTGTATGGACGATAAAACGCAACAACACTAATACACACAAAGTTTTCTGGAATAACTTCTCTTCTGCCGAAGGAAGCGATGCTGTAGGAAATACCAATAATACTATGAATGATTATGCCATATCAACTAATACTACATTACAAGCCAAAATAATGCTTAATGGCAATGACAGATTTGCTACTCGCAAAGGCGATTATTTCTCATTAGTACAACCATATCAACATCACGAGAATACTCCTGGCGAAAATCACAAAGGTATCAATGTTTATTCATTCGCACTTAAACCCGAAGAACATCAACCAAGTGGAACTCTAAATATGTCTCGTATAGATACTGCTGTATTAAATGTATCTTCAAAAGTTGAAGGAACTATATATGTATTTGCTGTAAATTACAACGTATTACGCATATTATCTGGTATGGGCGGTCTCGCATATTCCAATTAAATCTTATTATATCTTATTATACCTTATTTTTTTCTAATATATAAAATGATAATATCTAAGAATAATATATAGTATGAATTCGTATAATAAAGAAGTGGAAAAAGAAAAAGTAGAATTACCCAAAAGCAAAAACGAAAAATGCGATTATTGTAATAAAGGTTTAATATTATTAGAAACATTAACAAATAAATGTAAATGTAAAAAGTTTTATTGTAAAAAGCATTTATTCTATAAAAATCATAATTGTAATTTTAATTATATTCGAGAGTTTAAAGAGCTTAGCACAAGTAATATAATAGTTTTAGAAAATAAGGTAATTAAAATTTGAGTACATAATTTTATTTTTAGACAAGTTTTATAACTTTTTATATTTTCAAAAATATTTTTCAATTATGTACTCAAAAATTGATTGATTCATTAATATATTATTATATTAAATAATGAATTTACAAGGAGAAATATTTAAGAAAGCTTCCATAATTATCGTAGAAAAATATGAAAAATACGAAGATATACCAGATATTTATAAATTTCTATATAAAACATATATTCCAGATTCAATTGGTAATAAAAGAAAAAGGAGCTATTGTGACGAATAAATATTAATCTTTAATCATCAGATATTATTACATTTTTTTCATAAGGTTCTAAAATTTCATTAACAATTATATTGGGATTAAAATCGTCATAATTCATAAATATTTTTAGTAATTGTTCTGAAAACCCTGATATAATAGCGGTACCTTCCGTATCATAATTTACGGGAAAGGCATTACTTGATTGCGAATTAAGATTCCAAAATATAAATTTAGGTGCCGTATATCCAGATAATTTAAATTTTTTAATAATATTCTCATAAATCGTTTCCATATTATCGCCACTTTCTGTGGCTTCATTAAATTGCATATCTGTGAATACAAATAGTTTCTTTGGCATTTCGCTATCAGGAATATTATTTTCAATACCATAACTAATAATACAATCGCAACATTTTACAAAATCAGTACTAAACCCATAATCAATATTTAACATACTATTAATACTTTCTAATAATGATGGTATTGCCTGTGGCGACTTATCACATGATACATTCAAAGTTACCAATTTTGGATCATCGCTAAATGTAATAAATTTATTTTTAAATATTCCTTCACAGCATATTGAAGTAATAATACCAAGTGCTGTAGCTACCTGTGCGGGAATACTTCCGTTTTTAGCGCTAAACATGGAACCTGATAAATCTACTATTGCCAGTGAATTTGACAATACACCATTACTTTTAACATTTTCTATTATAGTTTTCCATTGTAATTCTATTGTCTCGCAATAATTATCATTACCATCTTGTTTGTATCTATTTTCAATATAATATTTTGTTAATTCATGCGGCAATATTCCCGTCACCTTAATTTCCTTTGTACCGCTTCTTACATCAGATAAATATTTAAGATACCTTTCTTTATCATGTTTCATAAAAGCATTTATTAATTTTTTAGATGCTATACCAGGCACATGTTCGTAATTAATCTTATCCCATTCATTATTACACATTAAAGCCTCTACTATATTTATTTTTTTCCTCAATGGTACTATTAAGTTTTTGCGATATTTATCCATTTTGTTTTTATCAGCAAAACCATAAATTTCACTAGCTATCTTCTGTGCCATATGTTTTCTCTTATCATTTCTACATTTTTCTGTAGGCGCCCATTTAGCACACAATGATACATTTTCATTATTGTCAAGCAATATTTTGTCCTCCAATAATTTCTTGGCAAATAATTTTAGCTCATATTTATCATCGCAATAATAAGATATATATAATAAATCCTTCCAGCATCCATATTTATTAATATATGTCATAATATTGTCATAATATGTATTCGGTTTATTGTTTTTTAACCATATCATGGCATCATTTGATATTTTTTTTTCCTTTTTGCCATTTATTCTATCTCTGCCATTGAAAATAATAGCAACAGTTTTTTTAGGATCATCTTTCCAACATTTTTCTAAATAATTATTGTTTTCCTTTTTATCTAAATCTCTAACAAAAAGCATGAAATAGTCTATAATATTTTTGTTTGTTGTTTTTAATGAAATAGCCCCATTATCTGTCGTGGTATATTTGTTATAAGACATCTTATTATCGTTGATGTTTTATATAAAAATAATCTTATATCAGTTTTTGTTTTTTTCATTTTATCATTTTCCTGCGGCAGCAGCAGCTAATTTACTTGCGGATGGTGGAAAATGATGAGAAATAAGTTTTTGTAAAATAAAATAATTAATCTCTTCCTTGTCATTTACATTTAGAATTTTACGTAGTTTATCATCGGGTAGAATGAAGCGTTTATTTTCAGGTTTGTTTAGGTTATGTTCCTTAATATATGAATTGATATATCGGGTAATATCAGTGCGTGATTTTTCGGTCCCATGCGG